GCGGTGACATGTCAATTACTAACAGTAACTCTAACTTTGGTAATACTGCACTTAGATCTGCTGGATTTAAGAAGAAATCATTCTCCAAAGATAAAGCAGGTGCAATCACTCACGTTATTCCACCTAAAGCACTGAACGTTATTTCTACCACTGCAACTGGTACTAATGGCGCATCTTCTATTACTCTTGCCAATGATGGTAGCATCAATGGTGTTATTGAAGGTATGACAGTAAGTGGTACTGGTATTGGTACTGGAGCACTTGTAGGAACAGTTAATACAAACACTAGAGTTGTTACTCTTACAGCAGCAAATACTGCTACAGTTAATGGTAACGTCATCTTCGGTGAAGAGACATCAGTTAACTGGGTCAATATCGATATTCAAAGAACAAAAGTAATCAATGCAGCACTTGCTGGACAAGGAGGAACACCTGGAACAAGACTCTATCTGTATGGATATACGGTTGAAGCGTCACCTCCTACAACTAGGGTGCAGGGTTTCACCGTTGGTGCACGTCAAGATGGCACAGGTGGTAGTGCTATACCCGACAAAATTAACTGCTTGTTAGTAGCAAACGGTGCAACTGAAGCAACTGTTCAAACTGCTAAGATTTCACCTTATGGTCCTTCAGTATCTGGTAAAGTAGCAGGTACAACTGGATCTCCTATTCAATTTGATAGTGCAACCTACACAATCAATGGTGTTGCTGGTTCTGTTGGTGGTTGGTATCTCTCTGTAGATTCTACCGATAACGCAATCTATACATCACTATCTACTAATACACAATACAATACTGTTAACTTCACCCCTACTACATTCCTTAAGAGAATTCCTGATCCTCGTGACTTACAAGACAGAACATATCGTGTTCGTTATGTAATTGACAAGGATAAGACTAATCCTCTGCCTAGAGATCCTATCAGTGGTTTCGTATTACAACCTCTGAATAGTGATACAACATCATACAATCTTCAAAGATGTTTCTACATCTATGATATTGAAATTGTTCAGAAATTTGAAAGAGGTGTTGCCGATGGAATCTACTACCTTACCCTGCTTTGTGCATCTATTACACCTAGCACTTCTAACTTCAACGACAGGAAGTTCTCTCAAAACGTCAACGAAGTCTATCCTACGTTTGACAGAGACAACCCTGTTGCTGACCCTATTGCTGCGGTATCCGTCGCTGACAATGAAACTATCGGTCTTGTAAATGCTACCGATGGTGCATCACCTACACCAGCAAAAGATCCTAAGAGATCTATCACTAAGGAAGGTATTGAGTTCTTATTAACTGACACTGGTTGGACACAACCAGGTACTACACCTAACTATGATTCTGTTAATCAGAGACTTTCTAACATTGAACTGACTGCACGTTCTGGTGATGAAGAAACAAGAAAGATTAACATTAGACAAAACACTGATGGCACAGTTGCACCTATCAACGTTGAGTTTAGAAGGCACTCAATCCTGAGATCTGGTAACCATACGTTTGAATATCTTGGTTTCGGTCCTGGTAACTACTCGACTGCATTCCCTCAGACTCAGGTAGAAACATTAACTCCTGAGCAGGTTAGATTCTCACAATCTATCAAGGAAGAAGGTGGAGTTTCATTCTATTCTGGTCTGAACTCTAATGGTGACCTGTTTATTGGTAACCAGGTTATTAACCCTGTTACTGGACAGATTACAAACGAAGATATTGCACAACTTAACGTTATTGGTGAAGAAAATACAACCATTGAAACATTCTCTGAGTTGGTTCTTACTGATAAACTCACCGTTATCGGTGGTGCATCTAACCAGTTGGAATCTATTTTCGCTGGTCCCGTTACTTTCCAAGGTCTGACTACATTCACAAGTAATATTCAAGCAAGAAAGATCTCCTATTACAACCAGGATGGTACGGTAATTAAACAAACCTTACTAGCACCTGAAGATGCAAATGGACTCCCCAGTTTTGCTAATATCACAGGATACGATACCCCTGCTGATGGTGATCTTGTTTATAACATCAACTGGACACCTGGCAAGTCGCTTGGTTGGATATACTACAATGGAGCGTGGAAGGAGTTTGGTCTCACGGATACTGGTGACATCAATATTAGTTCTTACAACAACAGCACAATTATCGGTATTGGCACTGCTCCTAATAATTCTTACAGGGTTAACGTAGATGGTGGTGTAAGAGTTGATGGTGACTTAGTTGTTACTGGTAGAGGTGGCGTTGGTTCTGATAAGTATATTACTAGAACATACACTGGTGATGGTTCAACACTGACATTTGCTGTAACTACATACGCTGGTGGTATTCAACATACAGATGATTCTGTGTTGGTATTCTTGAATGGTGTCGCACAGATTGCAGGTACTAATTACACCATGGACGGTAGTGGTGCAAATATTGTATTTGCGTCTGGTGATGCACCTTTATCAACTGATACAGTTCATATTCTTGAACTGCCTATCTAAATAATACGGAGGACACTGCAAGCATATGGCAATTTCAAGAATTAGTGGAAATCAAATTTCCACAGCAACAGAAGCAATCTTAACCACTTTAAGTTTCCTTAATACAAATAGTGTTTTAAGGTTACCTGTAGGTACTCAAGCACAGAGACCTACGGGTGTATCGCCTGGTACAATTCGTTTTAACACTGATACTGACGCTGCTGAAATCTATAAGGCAGATGATGGAACTGGTAGTGCAGGATGGTCGGCAGTTTCTGGTGGTGGTCCTGCATTAGGCACGGATAGTATCATCAGAACAAATCCAAATACTATCGCAGAAAATATTACAGTTGGTCCTACCGCTGGTGATGAATTTGCTAATGGTATGAGTTCTGGTCCTATTACTATTGGTAACGGTTATACTGTCACTGTTGAAAATGGTGGTTCTTGGAGTGTAGTTTGATGTTAAATGTTGGATCAATACAAGGAAACTCACCCAATTTTACAGTAAATTTAGATGCTGGTAGTAGATTAAGATTAGCAAGTGATCTAAGAGTTAACCAACAACAACACATTCCTCTTCCCAGTGGATCTACTGCACAGAGACCTGCTGATGCTTATCCTGGAAGTGTTAGATACAATACAACTATTAGTAAGTTGGAGATCTGGACAGGTACTACTTGGTTCTCTATCTAAATATAAACTATAAGCACCTCACAAAATGAGTCGAGTTACCACTGCAACACTAAAAGGAATCTCAGCAACTCTAGAGCAGGTTACGATCCCTGGCGGTCATACCTTTAGAGTTAATGGTGTGTTGGATCTTGCTGCAAATACAGGTGCATTTCAACTACCAACTGGTACTACTGCACAGAGACCTGGTAGTCCTTCTACAGGATTTTTTAGATTTAATACTGATACAAATAAGATTGAACTTTATAGAAATGGTGCATGGGGATCGTATGAAGAAACAGGACAAGCAACTGGTGGAGGTGGTGATGATTCTTCACTGCCTGATGAACGTCTAGTATATGTTTTTGATGCAACTGGTGATGCTAGAAGTCCAACATATAAAGCACTTGGTAATGTAAGGGTATCTGATAATAGTGTAACTGCTGTTGCATATAATGATGTTATTGCAAATACTGATTGGAACGCAGTCGTATTTACGAGTGATCAGAGACCATATGTTCGTTGGAGATTTGATAGAAACGCATCAAATATTGACACTTGGTTAGGATCTCTGCTGAATAATTATTCTAACTGGGCAGCAAACAACAACTCAACTTACTCAGTAACACCTGTTGCAGGATCTTCTGGTAAAGTTGGAGAAACAATGAACTTCCAACATAATAATGGTGGTGGTGAATCTCATGACATTGTTACTTTAGGTAATAATGGTACTGTCTGGGGCAGTGGCATGTATTGGGGTAACATTGACTCCACTGGTAACTATGGTGGCATCCTTAATAAAACTGAACCGCACTCAGGTAGTGGCGGTGGTAATACTGGTGAAAGACTTTTTGTATACTTAGATAACACACCTCTAACGATTCAAGCAAGTGATTATACAAACTATCTCACACCAACTGGTCCTTTAGGAGACGCTACTTCTTTTAGTTGGGCTAACAATACAAGTTCTGGTCAGGGTAGTAGTAATCCAAGAAATGTTGCTGACGCTGTTGATAGAAATACGACAAATTCTTGGCCCACATATGGCATCCAACAGCAAGGTGGCACTAACTGGATCTCTGTAGATTTGGGTGTTGGTAATGAAACTTCGTTCGATTATACCTGGGTTATTGGTTATCCTGGTGACAATCACTGGTCTAATAGAAACTGGGTACAAGGATCAAACGATAACAGTAACTGGACCGATGTTGCAGAGTGGAGATATCACAATGGAACTGGAAATAATGATGGTTATCTGATTTATAATCAAGGTAGTCACGTTTATTCAAATACAGTTAACAATTCAGATAAATGGCATCCCATTGTTACTAGAGGTATTAAATATAGATACTGGAGATTATACGGTAATAACTTTGGTGCATCCAATGGTTATATGCTGGTCATGAACTGGGGTTTAATGAAGAAAAACTAATGAGCACACTTAACACTGACAATCTACACGGTCCAGACTGGAAAGACTTTACGATTGATATGCCTGCGGGTGCTCATCTAAACGTAAGTGGTTCTTTAGAGTTTGCACCTGGAGCACAATTTACTCTACCTAGAGGAACAACTGCGGAACGTCCAGCATCACCTACAGCAGGGATGATACGATATAATACTTCAACTGGTAATGCTGAGTATTATGATGGTACTGCTTGGGTAGATATGCCAAAGGGTGCATCGAATGATGGAACAACTCAAGAAACTGCTGCAAGTTCAGCAAGACAATTATTCGATGATGGTATTGTTACCAGTGGAAAATCTTTAAGATGGATTAATACTTCTGGTGGATTAAAACAAGTTTTTTGTGACTTTGATACTCAAGATCAGGATGGTAATAGTGGATGGATGTTAGTCGCATCATTCACGGAAGGATTTAGATGGGGTGGTGATGGGCAAAATATTATTACAACTGATGCCGCTATTTTGCCAAGCGGAGCACAAGATTATCAACCATCATGCAACTTTGCTGATATGCCAATCACTGAGTTTAGATTGACATCAAATAATAATATTGAAACTACATTAGGTGCTCAAGCATCAGCAGATTGGTATTATCGGTGGAATAATGCTATTACTTACAAAGAAATATGGGCACCAGCAGCAGGTAATGTGAGATATTATCTGTCTAAGGGTACTAATCCCAATGTTCAAAGATGTTCGATGAGAAAATTTGATAGTAGTTACAATCTCAAATATTCTTACAATAATCCTAATCACAAATATAATAATTTCAGTGACTATGGTTATACTAATAGTAGAATTGATACTGCCGATTATAGTTATGGATTAGTTGGTGGTAGTCAAGCACCAACAAATGGATTCTTTGATGTTTGGTATGCAATAAGTAATCCTAGTCAACAGTTTGAATGGTTCCGTATTGGTAGAAATGCAACTTACGCATCTAGATCTAATGGTGATGTTGATGGAACATTTGCAATACCTCAACAGGGTGCCAACACTGATAACACAGGACAAGATATTGATAGTAATATTTCGGTGAAGATTGGTAATGATGACAACGTTAATTGGGGTGGTGCTGCTAACTCTGCTACACAAGATGCAGGAAACAATGGTGCAATTACCACGGTGCCACTGTGGTGGTGGGTGAAGTGATAAATACTAAAAGCATACTGATACTGAGTTGAAATGCCAAGGTTAAATGTAACTAACGTAACTTCTTCAGGGACTTTACAATCAATCAATACGTTTTCTTCAACTGAAGGTTTTAGATTACCATCTTATGCTACGGCACAGAGACCTAGTAGTGTTCCTAATGGAACTATGATTTGGAACACTACTGATAGTAAGATTCAAATTTGGAGTGGTGGTCAATGGAATGAATTGGGTGGTGGAGGTGAGGCAGCAACTGCTACATGGGCAAATGCTGCGGGGAGACCATCATCAAATTTAGCAGTTGGGCAGTTTGGATATAATATAGAGACTCAACAATTAGAAGTTTATAATGTTAATGATGCTGGTACTCCAGAGTGGCAACTATTAGGAACCGCATATGCCCCTGCTACTTGGCAGATTCTCATGATGACACAAGGAGCAAAGGATCGTTCTACTAGTTCCTTAGGTGATCCTGGTAGTGGTACTTGGAGAAATATTACTGCTAGCAGCACTGGTGCAAGTGGTAGAACTGCTTTTGGAGATGGTGAAGGATTATATGATGGTTATTTCACTATGGATGGTATAACTAAGGTTGCTCTTGTTTCTGGAAACGGTGATTTAACAGATCCAAGCACGCACTCTAAGTATCTTGTTTATGATTTAGTTGAGACAATGAATAATACAACTCACCAAGTCTTACTTGCAATTGATGATATCTGTGCATCGAACAACATCCATAATACTAATGCTTCGGGATATACGAGTCCTGCTGTTAACACATTGACTGGTAATAGTGGTGGTTATAGTGGAACTTTAAGTGCTTCTGGTGGCACTTGGCAAACAAATAGTAGTCAACAACCTGACAGATTTGCAGTCTGGGGTATCAATACCGAATCTGATGATGATACGCAATCATTATGTGCCTATTATGGAAGTTTAGGTAGTGGTAAAATGGACTCTTGGAGAGGATCTAACCCCTCACAAACATTCTGGAGTTATTGGGGTCATGATTTCCACTCAAATTCTTCAAGTCAGAGAATGGGTAGTTCTAGACAAACTGGACCTGGTATTGCTACTAGTTCTCCTCAAAGTAGTGAGACCGTATATTTGCTTGGATTCAACGGTTAAATGCTAAATACAGTATAAGGTAATATCGAACTATGTCACAATTAACTGTTGGTTCTATAACTGCTGGAAGAGTTGTTGCGTCTGGATATGTATCAACAACAGGTCAATTGCAGTTACCTTCATATGATCAAGGTACGCGACCTAATTCTGCTCCAGATGGTGTATTAATTTGGAATAATACACAGGGTGCAATAAATCTTAAATCAGGTTCTGCATGGATTTCTGTTGGTAGTTCTAGCACTCCAACATGGACTAATGCCACACAACCTTCAAGTGGTTCTATTGGAAGTTATGGATATAATACAGAAGAAGATAAGTTTGAAGTATATCTCTCAAATGGTTGGAATGCAGTAGGTGGCGCTAGTGCTGGTAGTGGTGCTAAAGGAACACAATCAAATCCTGCTACTGATGCACAAGAAATATTAGAGACATCACCAACAGCACCAACCGATGGTTTATATTATATTGACACTCCTAATGGTGGTGTTCAACAAATTTATTGCATCTTTGATAAGGGTGCAGGTTGGATGGTTGTTGGTAAGTTTGGTAGTGATGCATCAAATACTGTTGCAAACACTGTATCTACAACTAGAGGATTAACAGTTCAGAACAGCACTGGTACTGAATTTTCTGCTGACTTTGGTGATTATTATCCGTCATTTGTTCGTCATATTGGAGTTGACAATATCAGTGATTGGTCAAATAATAGAAATCTAGATTTTTGGCATGGTGTGCCAAATGATAGACAATGGAAGAGATTCTGGACTAATGGTAGAAGTTCTGGAATGGATAGAGTTCGTAGAGAAGGATTTAGTACCCAAGGAACTTGGGATGGTAGAGGTAGATGGGCAAATCCTGATTATACATTCATGCAAATGTCTGACTCTAATACTAGTATTAGTGAAGGTGCATTTACTAGTTCAGGTAGTTTCTACTTACATAATGCACAGGATGCTAAATTTAGTACAGACTCACATAGATCTACATCTGGACAGGATGAAGAAGTTCAATGCCAGTATGGTTATGATGACTCTAGAAGATGCTTTATGGATAGATTTACAGATGGTTCTAGAGACGGTAATAATACAAATAGAAGAGATTACAGCAGTGCTGTATATGTCTTGCTTCACTAAATATCAATGCAGAGTTATTTGAAAAATGAGTCAATTTAACGTAGATCATCTACAAGCAACTAATATTACTAGTAGTGGTATTTTACAGGCACTCGGTGGATTTCAATTCCCCTCTGTTACTACTGCAACTAGACCTGGTAGTCCTGTTGCTGGTCAAACAGTATATAACACCGATGAAGTTGCATTAGAGGTTTATGATGGATCTGCATGGCAAACTGTTTCTGGTGGTGGTGTGTTTCCCACATGGGCAAATGTTGCAGGGAGACCAACAACTGGTTTAGTAAATGGTCTGACTGGTGTTAACATTGCAGATTCAAAATTAGAAATTTATGATACTGCTACAACCACTTGGATTCAAATTAGTATGGGTCAAGCAATCGCTATGACTGCATCAGGTGGTGATGTATATACTCCTGGAGATGGTTGGAAATATCATGTATTTACTTCTAATGGGACCTTAACAGTTTCATCAGGAAGTGATAGTGTTCAATATGTTGTAGTCGCTGGCGGTGGAGGCGGCGGTGGTGGTGACGTTGGCGCTGGTGGTGGTGCTGGTGGTTATCGTTCTAACGTCCCTGGGTTCCCTTCGGGTGGTGGTACTGCTGCTGAGGCAGATATGACACTCTCGCCTGGATCTTATTCAATTGTTGTGGGTCCTGGTGGTCCTGGGTCTAGCAGTTCGCCTTCTGATGCTAGTGATGGCAGTGATTCTAGTTTTAATGGTATTGTTGCCCTTGGCGGTGGTGGTGGAGCATCATGGGGTTCTGGAACTGGAAGATCTGGAGGTTCTGGTGGAGGTTCTGTGAGCACTCGTGCTGGCGCTGCTGGAACTGCTGGACAGGGTTTTGCTGGTGCTAGCGGTCGTGGTGGTCCTCACTATCCTCAAGGCGGTGGTGGTGGCGCTGGTGCTCCTGGTGAAAACTCTAGAAATAATGATTTTGCTGGAAATGGTGGTTTCGGTGTTGTTAATCCATTCGGTGAGGTTACTGGTATTGGAGAAAGAATTAATAGGAGTTACTGGTTAGCAGGTGGCGGCGGTGGTGGAGTTGAATCCAACGCTGAAGTGGGTCGTGGTGGTCTCGGTGGCGGTGGCATCGGCGGTCGTCAGAGTCCTAACACTAACCCTGGCAACGGTCAAGCAAATACTGGCGGTGGTGGCGGTGGAGAGGATAGCGGCACTGGCGGTCAAGGTGGATCTGGTGTCGTGATGATTCGATATCGAGCGTAACCAATTACTTAAGTGGCACACCCCCTTGCATAGGGGGTTTTTTTATGCTATGCTTACGAAGTAATCAACGGTAGGACTAATGCCTCAATTCACTCTCATCTGTACCGATGAGGATAAAACTGTATCAACAAAAGAATTTGAAGCAGACATCCTCGAAGAAGTTGTTGAAAAGACTCAAGATTTCTTGAAAGGTGTCGGTTATTGCTTTGAAGAATTGCGTACTCAAGTTTACCCTGTCTCTGAAAAGACAGATGATGACTTTGATTACTCTTCCCTCTATCGGGATACCGATTCCTGATACATATTTCTATAGTTTATCTTAAATCCGAGCATCTTTAGACATGGGCAAGACTTTTCGACGTGGTGGTGCCGAACGCGGTTACTACTCGCCTGGTAAATCTATCCGTGACAAACGACAACGTGGCGGGACCAATCGAGCAAACTGGGGAGAAGATTCAAATGACAATTATCAATCCAAAAACAACAAAAAAAGAAAACATGGAGTTGAGTACGAGGATGATGGATGGCAATGACTATGATGAAATCGAAAAATTCTATGAAGATATGGAGTTTGACGATGCATCTGAGATAGACTATGATTTAGATTACACCACTCAAGCATAACAATTTAATCGAATGGACTTCGACTCTGAATCTCAAGACGTAAAGTTTAATAGGGGACTCGATCTTTTTATAGAGTCAGTCCTCAAACCAGATCCTAAGTTACGTCAATGTGCTCACAATCAAAAGTGCTATCACGAACTAATGTACGTTCGTGAGTATGTACTTGATTACCTCAAAACTATGAGGAGAGTAGATTAGGATGCAATTTTTACACACTGCAATTCTTAACAAAGAAGAAAAAATGATCCTAAAGGATGCACTTTTCATGTACGTTTCAAACTTGCAAAAACGTTACTACCGTGATAATCTGATTGAGCAATCTGTGTATCTTGAAAAGATGTCAGAGATTGAAGCAATCGTAGAAAAACTACATCTAACCGATTTATATCGATGAAGAAAGACATCAAGTTGCTGAAATATGCAATCAAAAAAGGCAATGAAGATCCTTTCCTCTATACTGAGGAAGAAATGCATCGCCTAAAGAAAAAACTTCGTCAATTGAAAGATTGGCACCGCTCTACTATCATTGCTCAAAAAGGAGGATTTGGTTATGAACTTTGATGAGAACTTTGACATCTCTTGGGACGATAATGACATCGTTCAAGCACCTGAAGATGACTGGGTTGCTGCTATCCTTGGCAGTGAAAATGAAGTGATTAATGAACTGACTTATGCCGAATGATCGCTGGCGTGTATCATGGCGTCGTCAAAAAAAAGTAAATGGATTCACTTCTAATCAGGAGGTTATTGTTTACGGTATCGAAAATGTTGAGCATGTGATTAAAACAATGGTTCCCACTGATGAGTGGGATGTGACACCTGCATAACTGGCACGGACTCCTTGACAGGGGTCCTTTTTCGTGTCATACTATATTCATAGTCAAGAGATCGCATGAACCTTCGCCCCCATCAGCAACGTGCATTTGATGCTATGCAAAGCAACAATGCAGGTCAAATTATTGTGCCTACTGGTGGCGGTAAGACTTACATCATGATTGCAGATACGCTCGCCCGTGCTGCACAAGGTAGCACCACAGTTGTTGTTGCTCCTCGTATTCTTCTCGCTAATCAATTGTGTGAAGAGTTCATGGAGTTTGTGTCTGCTACTTGGACACATGTTTGCCACGCTCACAGTGGTGAAACTCATTACTTCAGCACAACTAAAGCAGACAAAATTGCTCTGTTCGCTAACACTGCTCGTGCTGCTAGTGAGTCCTGCATCATCTTTACTACCTACCATTCTCTGCACCGTGTTGTAGAGAGTGGCATTGATATTGACACTATTTACTTTGATGAAGCACACAATGGGTGCGGTAAGCACTTCTTCACTAGCGTCTTTGCTACTGCTCAGTATGCTAAGCGCCGTTACTATTTCACTGCAACTCCTAAAACTGGTCGTGGTG